AAAACTATATACGAGTTCGAGGAACATTATTTTTATCTGGACCACTAGTTTATGAAGATAAAAATTTAATTCAAGGTGTAGCAGTAGAAGATGTAAAAAAAGGACAACTAGTGAAGTTTACAATTTAACTAAACAAGGAGGAAAAATAATGGAAATAACAAGACCAATGAGTAAAGCAGAATTAAACAGACTAACAGTAGACGGAGTAAAAGGCGTTAATCTTAACAAATCTAAAAGGGATCTAACTGCTCATGAAAAGTTTGAAATAGAATTAAAAAAACAAGAAGCAGACGCAACACTAAAAGGATTACCTTTCGCAAGACACGTAGCAAGAGACGACTTTAAGTCACAGCTAAAAGTACAAATAGACAGTCAATTAAGAGAATTCGGTTCAATCGAATACCCAGACAAAATTAAGTTACCAGAAATAGACTGGAATAAGTATACTGATTTAAAAAACTTTGAAATAATCGTAGAGAAAGTAGTACCAGATTCAAATCTATCTAAGTTAAACCCAGGACTTAATGTATTAATTAAGACAATAAAATACAAATTCAAAGGTTATGCACAAACTTACACAGTAATGGAATCAGGCCCAAGCGCTATTACACGTGCAGTCAAAGCAAGAGCACTTTTAGACCAGTCAATAAGTAAAGAGATTAAGACTGACAAGAAATAATTTTTTTCATTATTGCACTCACCCAGAGTAGTGCCTGGGATTCATACTCATGGAATTAAAAAGCAAAGAAGTAGAAAAAGAAATACCTAAAAAAAAGGTAGAAGGTAAGTTAATAAAATTACAACTTAGAGACATAAAGGCATACGAAAAGAACGCAAAGTTACATACCACAGAACAAATCGGAAAGATAAGAGACTCATTAACAAATAAACAAGGTATTAAGTTATAATGGCTAAACAAAAATCAACAAAAAAGCCAAGATTAACTCCTAAGCAAAAATTATTCTTAGAAATATTTATCAAAAAGATGGGTCACATAACAGAAACATGCCAAGAAATCAAGATAGATAGAGGAACTTATTACTTATGGATGGCTCAAGATTTATTCAAAGAAAAATTAGACGAAGAAGTAGAACACTTTAATGACTCAGTACAGCGTAGAATACTCAAGTTAGCAATGAAAGATGACAGAGATATGTTAAAGTTCTGGGCTAAAAACCTAATGAAACATAGAGGATTTGTAGAAAAGTCCGAGCAGACAGTAGAACACAAAGGAAAAGCTATTCAAATAATTATTCCAAAGGAAGTAGAAGAGTTACTGGAGGCAGAAAATGCCCGCGTTCGAGTTAACTAAGGTACAGGCCTATGCCTATTTAATTTTAACACATAAAAGATATGACCACATAAAAGAACTTGGATATGGAGGAGGAGCCGGCGGAGGGAAGAGTATTTTAGGTTGTGTTTGGTTGTTTGATATGTGTAAAAAGTTTCCAGGGGTAGCATATGCGCTTGGACGTAAAGAATTAATAAATTTAAAAAAGACAACATTATTATCCTTTTTCCAAGTAGTAAATATTCTTGGCTTAGTGGCCGAAGAACATTTCACACTTAATTCTCAGACAAACGTAATAACATTCAGTAATGGGAGTCTAATATTTTTAGTTGATATGGCAAATAAACCATCTGACCCGTTGTTCACTAGGTTTGGTGGTCTAGAGCTTACTGGGGGCTTTGTAGACGAATCTAATGAAAATAACTTACAATCTATAGAAATATTAAAAACTCGTCTTGGAAGGCGTAAGAACAAGGAATACGGCATAGTTCCAAAGTTACTTGAAACCTTTAATCCAGCTAAGAATCATGTCTATAGTAGATATTACAAACCATGGGTTGATAAAAAACTTCCTAAATATAGAATGTTTATCCCAGCACTTGCTACAGATAATCCTTATTTAGATGAATCATACATAGAGCAATTAAAGAATTCAGACAAAGTAACTAGAGAACGTCTTTTATATGGTAACTTTGAATATGATGACGATCCATCTAAGTTGTTTGAATATGACAAGATACTAGACATTTTCACTAATGACTTATTTATTCCAACAAATGCAAATAACTATATTTCTTGCGACGTAGGAAGATATGGGGCAGATAAAACAGTAGCAATAGTCTGGAGAGAGTGGCACATAGAAAAGATAGTTACTATGCCTAAGTCTTCTGGCCCGGAGGTGGTTGAATTATTAAAAAATTTAGCAAGAGAGCACATGGTACCACATTCAAATATAGTAGTTGATGATGATGGAATTGGAGGAATGGGTGTTGTTGATTGGTTAGATGGATGTAAGGGATTTGTTAATGGGTCTAGTCCAATTGAGACAGAGTTTAGTAAGAAAATACATAACTACCGTAACTTAAAGACTCAATGTTATTTCAAATTAGCCGAGAAAGTAAAGTTAGGCCAAATAGATTGTTACGATATTCCACAGGAAATGATGGAGGGTATAATTGAGGACCTTGAACAGATTGCACAAAAGAACATGGATAGAGACGATAAGATAGAAATAATTGGCAAGGATGAAATTAGAGAGAAGCTAGGCAGGTCTACCGATTATTCGGATGCAATGATGATGAGATGTGTATTTGACTTGAGTGATTACTATACTCCTCATATTGCGTAATAGAAAGGTTTATTAACTCATATAATTTAAAGTTACTAGAACGAGAACTAAATAATGTGCAAACTTCGGTTATACGCACGAAAGGGAGGAAAAACCAAAAACGCAAGTAAAATATGGTAAAACTAAAAAAAAGCGATTTTAATATATTTGTAAAAATTATTTCTAAAGATAATATAAACAACTTCCATTTACTTAACGATAATCAAATTAGGAAACTAAGAGAGCCAAAGGTTAAAAAAATAATGAAAGCTATGAAGGATGGAGTTAATTTTGATGCACCTATTGTTATAATTAAAAATGGAAATTTGACTGTTTTAGATGGTCAACATAGAATAGTAGCAATTAGAAGAATGATTAATATAGATGAAACTTTTAAAATTGAAGTTGTTTTGTTTGAATATGAAAGCCAAACAGCTGAAGAACAGGGTAAATTATTCGGGAATTGGAATTGTTCAACGACACAATCAACTGATGATTTTATTCAAATGTTCTCTACTACTATACCATTCTGGAATATATTAAAACAGGAACATTTTACACAGAATGTAAATCCAATAAGTATATATCCAATGAGTGATGAAGTACATTTTAGAAAATGGGTAGGGTCATATATCTCAGCTATTAAGTCAGTAAATAGCGGAGTTCAGGGTACACAAGACGAATTTTTAAAAAGTGCTAGAAAATTAAATACAGAGAATGATTATAATATATTTTTTGACATGTGTGTAGACATTAAGAAAAATATACCGGCAATTTTTCAGCGTGGTTATAGATACGCTACCACAACTGGAATCGCATCATTAATATATAATTATTATAAAATTGTAAGTATGGGAAAGATGAGTAAGATTAATTTCTGGAAATCTTATAATAAAAATGTGGCTACCAGTGAGGATTATTATGATGCATGTCAGCATCCTGGATATGGTCCAACTGCAACTGCCACGAAGTTATTAACGGAACTTATTAATAAAGTATAGGAATTAATACAACAAATAATTTTTTATTTTTTTTAAAGTTTGGCGGAACTATAAACCGCCATTTATTATGTTGCATAAACAATATATATAAAATAACTCAATATACTTAAATCAAATTCTACTCATTTATTTATGGATTTAAAGTCAAAGAAAAAAGGAGAAGTATCATGTTATTTAGCAGTCACCCAAGCAGAGTACGCGAACAGAAAAACTATTCTAAGTGAAGCATTCAAGGGCGAATCAGAAGACACTCAAATAATGTTTCCAAAGGGACTAGGCGCAGCTCATCCATTTGATTTCGAGCAGGTAGACAAGATAACAAACAACGTTGGAATAGCAAACGCAATTTCTGACAAGATAGTAGACAATATCATAGGAGACTTTACAATCAAAACTAAAGATGAAAATGCTCAAGCAGTATTAGACGGATTCATAGATGATACTAATTTTAAGAGTAAGATAAGACCATGGATCAAAGAAGCTGTAAATAAGGGTAATGGTTTCATGGAATTAGACCTCGAAGACATGAAGAATAATGAAAAGTTAAGAGTATTAAATGCTAACAATATGTATGTTAGACGAACCAAAAAAGGAAAAGTTCTAGGTTATAATCAATATAAAGGAAAGTTAAAAATGTTCACAGTTAAGAGCAAACCGATACCTTTTACAACAAAACAAATAGCACACTTGACAATTAATAAAACTCCTGGTGATCCATATGGAACAGGATTAATCTGGCCTAACAGAGCAACAATAGAAAACTATGCAGGTAGCGAACTAGACAGATGTAAGTTATTGAGCCGAAAAGCAGGCGCACCTATCCATGTAAGATTAGGACACCCAGGACAAAAAATTAAACAAGCAGATTTAGACGCATTCAAATCAGACTTACAATTCATGAATAATTCTACTGAGTGGGTAACAGATGCAAATGTAGAAATGAACTTAATAGACTTCGCAGGTGTAGCAGACAACTTAACAAAAGCAGCAGAACACGACTTAGAACAATTAGCACTAGGTATGAATTTGCCTATGAGTGTCTTGGGGATTTCAAATAACCCAGAGGGAATGGCAAAGACAAACGATAAAGGTTGGTTAAGATTTACTCACTCACTTAGAACAATGATAGAAGAGATAATTGAAGACCAAATACTTAGACCAGTATTACGAAACAATTCTCCAAAGTTAGACGGTCAAGTCGAGTTTATTTGGGAACTACCAGGCGAGGAAGAAAAAACAGTCAGATTAACAACTATCAAGGACGCATTAGGACTATTTGACATTTCACCAGAGTTACGTGCAGCACTTGAAATAGAATACGCCGAAGTGATGGAACTAGACGTAGTAGACAAATTACCAACACCCGAAGAAGCACGTAAGAAAGTCGACCAAGAAGAACAAGAGTTAAAAAAGCAAGTAGACCAAGCCCGAAAGGACGAAGAGAATATAAAACAACCTGAAGTACCAGGTGCAAAAAAAACAGCCAAACAATCAAAAGAGTTAAAAATAAAAGAAAAGAAAATTGAGTTAGTAAGTAAGTGTAAACCAACCTTAACAGATGCAGAAAAAGGTAACATGAAAGTATCTCAATATGTAAATGTAAAAGAGTTAGCAGGTTTTAATTATTCAGATTACTTGGTTAAGATACTACAAAATCTTAGAATAGATAAATTTGAAGAACTACTCGCTACTACTGAATTTCAATTAGCAGAAGGAATGTTACCACAGAGAGATGTAAACAAACTAAGAATTATACTTAAGGACGGGTTCAAGAAAAACAAAACAATCACTCAAATAGAAAAAGACATCAATCGTTCAATCAACCTAAAAGACAGAGTTAAGTTTAACGAAGACGGAACTAAAAAAGTAACATTATCAGCATCTAAGCGACCAATTAATATAGCTCGTACCGAAACAGTAAGACTAGCAAACCAAGGACTAAAAGACTTATACGCAGAAAACAAAATTAAATCTTATAGATGGCTAACCGCATTAGACGAAAGAACTTGTCCTATCTGTGAAGGATTAGACGGTCAAGTATTTGAGA